CAATCGTTGGAGAGTATGTTGATGATGGATATTCAGGAGCGAATTTTGATAGACCGAATTTTAAAGAAATGATAAAGGATGCCTATGATAAGAAATTTGATACGATTATTGTAAAAGACCTGTCAAGATTTGGAAGAGACTATATAGAGGCAGGGAAATATATACAAAGAATATTTCCAGAAAACGGGATAAGATTTATATCTGTTAATGACAATTATGATAGTAAAAGTGCGGATATGAATGACACACATTTAATACTGCCTATAAAAAATTTTATCAACGACAGCTATTGTCGAGACATTTCTAATAAGGTAAAAAGCTCCCAGAAGATAAAAAGAGAAAAAGGTGATTTTATCAGTGCTTTTGCACCTTATGGATATAAAAAATCTGATGAGAATAAAAATAAGTTGGCGGTTGATGAACAAGCTGCTCCTGACATCAAAAATATATTTGATATGAAGCTCTTGGGATATTCTTCAAAGGCAATTGCAGATGAGTTAAATCACTTAGGTGTTTTAACTCCAAGAAAATATAAAGAAAGTCAAGGCTTTAAGTGTAATGGATTTGAAAATATAAAAGGTGGAAATTGGTCAGCGAAGGCAGTAAACAGAATTATAGAAAATGAAGTATATATTGGAAACACCTTACAGGGAAAGAGTATCACCTTAAACTATAAAAATAAAAAGCAAATTGGAAAAGATAAAGAAGAATGGATAAGGGTAGAAGATACCCACGAAGCAATCGTAAGTAAGGAAGTTTTTGCTATTGCAAATACAATGCTTAAAAGAGATTTAAACAACTCTCGTGGTAAGGATAAAATTGATATTTTTACCGGGATGCTGTTTTGTAAAGAATGTGGAAGTTCTTTGATTAGAAGAACTGTAAAGTATAAAGAAAGAGAAGAAGTTTTCTATATATGCTCAAAGTATAACAAGGAAAAATCTTGCAAAAGACACAGCATAAAGGAAGAAACCCTGATAAAAGCAGTGTCTAAAATAATAAAAACCTATATTGAATTTAATGAAAAGCTATATTCCAAAGTTCAGCTTATAGATATAAATAGAAATCTGAAAGACAATCAAGTTCCTATATTGAAAAGAGAAAAAGCTATGACGGAAGAATTGTTATCTTCCCTTTACCTTGATTTAAAAGAAGATGTGATTAGTAAAGAAGAATATCACCTTTTTAGAAAAAATTATATGGAAAAACTCACTAAGCTAGATGAAAGTATCCGGTATAGGTTGAAAAAACAGGAAGATACGAAGTATAAGATAGATGAAAATAAGAGCTGGATCATTGATATTAACAGATATAAAAATCTATCTGAAATAGACAGGCTATCTGTTGTGATGCTCATTGATAAAATTTTTATTTCTGAAGATAAGACGATAGATGTCAGGTTTAATCATACCGAAGAGCTATCTTTACTTGAGGAAATGACAAAAGCGGACAAGAGCAAATTTAAGAATAATATTATAGCAAAGAAAAGTATTTCTACAAACGGAAAGTCAAAAGCTATACCTTCTGTTATGAATAAAAGTCTTGTAAGTGCTGAAAGTGAGGTATGTTATGGCTAGAACGAAAAATAGACATAAATCACAATCAGAAATAAATACAGAAAATATAAAAATAGTTGAAAAAACATATATTGCCGGTGTTTATACAAGACTATCACAGGAAAGAAAGGAAGCTTACAGAGATAAAAGCAATTCACTTGAAATACAGGAGGAGCTTTGTATAAAAGAAGCAAACGAAAAAGGAATAAAGGTTTTAAGAGTATATAAGGATTATGAGTATTCCGGAACAAATTTTAAAAGACCCGGCTTTCTTGAAATGATGGAAGATATAAGGATAGGAAGAATAAATTGTATTATCGTAAAAGATATGTCTAGGTTTGGAAGAGAATATTTAGAGATCTCAAACTATATAGAAAAAGTATTTCCATTTTTAGAGGTAAGATTTATTTCCGTAAATGATAACCTTGATACCAAAGATGGTATAAAATCGGATAAGAGTTATGAAATAGCAATAAAAAATATCTTCAATGATTTATATGCCAAAGACATTTCAAAGAAAGTAAAAGCCTCAAAGGAAGTAAAAATGAAACAAGGGTCTTTTATAGGAGCTATGGCTCCGTATGGCTATAAGGTGAATAAAATAGATGGAAAAAGAGTTTTAACGGTTGATGAAAAGGCATCAGAAGTGGTAAGGTTGATTTTTCATCTAGCAGGTCAAGGAAAATCTAATATGCAAATAGCAAGGGAATTGACAATTATATACACTACACCTGCCGAATATAAAAGGACAGGTGAACTTTATAAAAATAAATATGATACAAAACAATGGGATCCTTCTTATTTATCAAAAATTCTTTCTGATGAAGTGTATATTGGAAACTTAACTCAAAGGTTATATTCAAGCAGATATGATTCGAGTAGAAAAAGTAAATTTCGTGATAAAGATGAATGGATTATAAAAGAAAATACTCATGAAGCGTTGGTTGAAAAAAGTTTATTTGAAAGAGTTCGAAGAATTAAAGAAATAAATCAAGGTTCACTGCCATATCATTCACTTAAAAGTGCTATAAAAGACGGAAAAGAAAATGTCGGAGTAAAAATTCAAAGAGATCATAACAAAGAAGTAAAGTATGATGGACTCATAAGATGTAGTATTTGCGGGAGAAATTTGAAAAAACAATATGGATCAAGGGGAATTAAAGTTAATGATGAAATTTGCTATTGCTATTATTGTAAAGGCATAGATAGGTTAAATTTAGAAAAATCTCATGTTAGAATTTATGAAACGGATCTGGATAGGATTTTAGTTGATACTTTAAAACGACTATTTTTAAGTTTTTATCAAGAGGATAAAGGACTACGCCTTAAAACTTATTTGGAGAAGGTAAGTGCTGAAAAGATAAATCAAATTTCTCTAAAAACAGATACAAATAATAAAAAGATTGATGCTCTTAGAGTTAAATTGCAGGAACAATACGAAAATTATGTTAAGGGCGACGTTCTTTTAAGTGAATTTAAAAAGGAAAGCAATAAAATAGACAGACAGATAAAAACAATAAAAAATGAATTAAAAATCTTGGATGATAAAAAAAGAAATGTGAATAAAAGAAAAAAGGAACTTAAAAAATTCATAGAAGTTCTATTTTGTTGCTTAGATGATAAGAGTATAGATGTGGATAAAGAATTGGTTGATACTCTAATTAGTCATATAGAAATCTCAAAATATAAGCAAGTAACCATATACTTTAAATTTAGTCTTGATAAAGATATGGAGAAACAGTTGGAGGTGGAGAATGAATAGAATAGCTATTTATCTGAGGCTTTCAGAGGAAGATTATAAAAAAACGGATGAAAGTATAAGCATAGTAAATCAGAGAGATTATATAAGAAGTTACATTGAAAATGAAAATTCTCTGAAGAATAGTGAAATAGAAGAATATATAGATGATGGGTATTCTGCTACTAACACAAATAGACCTTCATTTTTAAGACTTGTTGATGATATAAAGGGTGGTAGAGTAGGAACTATAATTGTAAAGGATATGTCGAGGTTTTCAAGAGATTATATTTTGCTTGGAGATTATTTGAGTAATATATTCCCGTTTTTAAAAATACGATTTATTGCTATCAATGATAATTATGATTCCATAAATGAAAATGGAAACGGAATAGATACAGATACACAATTTAAAACTTTGTATTATGATTTATTCAGTAAGGAATTATCTGAGAAGGTGAGAGGTGCTGTCCAACAAATCAAATCACAGGGGAAGAATACGAACTGGGAAGCACCTTTCGGATATATCAAAGATCCTGAAGATAAATATCACATTATCATTGACAAAAAGACAGCCTTTATAGTTAAAGAAGCCTTTGATTTATTGTTAAAAGGGTATTCTTGCATTCAAGTTGCCAATATATTCAATGAAAAAGGTTATATCACTCGCTCTGAACGAAAAGAGGAACTTAAACTTTCGGATTATACCGGGAATTTGGTTACTGGAAGTAAAGTAAAGAAAAGAGTTTGGACAAATCCATCTATATCTCAGCTTACAAGTAATGAACTATATACAGGTAATTATGTATACAATAAATACAGAGAAACTAAAATAGGTGGAAGAAAAAGAATTTTACTTCCTGAAGAAGAGTGGAAGATAATTCTCAACACTCATGAAGCGATTATTTCCAGAGAAGTATTTGATAAGGTAAAGAAAATAAAAGAAAAACGAAGTTTTGGAGTATACACAGGAAAGAAAAATCGTTCTATTTTTTCTGATAAGATTTTTTGTAAAGAATGTGGCAGACATATGAGTTTTCGCAGTGATAGTAGACAAAAGAAAAATTCAGATAAAATATACAAGTATAAAAGTTATTATTGTAATTTATGTAAAGCTGAAAAAACACCAAACAATATCAAAGAGAAAGATATTATTGAACTTATCAAACCAAAATTAAAAGAGTTTAAGATTCAAAACACATTAAAAAAAGACAATATAGATTATGAGAAAGAAAAAGAAGA